TGAGCGCGCCATCGGCGTCGCGGAGCTCGGTGACGGGGAGCCCCGTCGTCCGACGTCTTCAGTTCCCCCGAACCTCGTGGCGACGTTCTGAGGCGTCGATGGCACTTACGGTAGGATGGGGACATGTCGGACACGGTGTGGCGCCCAAACAAGGGGCCGCAGCTGCGGTTCCTCCAATCGCGGTGCTTCGAGGTGCTGTATGGGGGCGCCGCTGGCGGAGGGAAAAGCGACGCGCTGCTAGCGGGCGCTGCGCGGCACGTTCACCTCAAACGGTACCGAGGCGTGCTCGCGCGCCGCACCGTCCCTGAGCTCGAGGGCACCGACGGTCTCATCGAGCGCAGCCACGAGATGTACCTCCCGCTTGGCGCGTACTACCTCAGCTCGAAGAAGCGATGGCTGTTCCCGTCAGGGGCGCGCGTGTCGTTCATCACATGCGAGGACGAAAAGCAGGTCCGTCGCTTCGGCGGGTGGCAGTTTCAGTACCTCGGCGTCGACGAGCTCACCACGTTCACCAAGAAGATTTACGAGTACCTGATCGCACGCCTGCGCTCGACGACGGGCATCCCGTGTTTCGCCCGCGCGACGAGCAACCCAGGCGGCGAGGGCCACGATTGGGTGCTCGACCGATACCGCTGGTGGCTGTATCGACCAGGCATCCGCGAGGACGAGCACACCGGCCCATACCTGCAACCAGGCGAGCGGACGCTCGTTATGCGCGACCCCGACACCGGGCGCGACGAGCTGTGTGGTCCCGACACCGACGGCGCCAGCGAGCGACTGTTCATCCCCGCGCTACTGGCAGACAACCCGATGCTCGCCGCGACCGACTACGGCGACCGCCTCAAGATGTTGGACGTGTTGTCGCGTCGCCAGCTCGAGGACGGCGATTGGATGGCGCGCTCGGAGCCAGGCATGTTCTGGGATCGTGGGTGGATCGACGACTACCTCGACGAGCCCCCCAAGCAGGTGCGTCGCCGCATCCGGTACTGGGACCTTGCAGGCACCGACGACGAGAGCGGCAAGAAGGACCCGGCGTGGACGTGCGGCACACTCATGAGCGAGACGGTACAGGGGCGCATCGTTGTCGAGGACGTCGCCCGGTGCAGGCGCGACCCAGGCGGCGTCGAGGACTTCTTCGAGGAGACGGCAGCCGCTGACCTCGAGCGCCACGGCCGCATCGACCAGTGGATGGAGCAGGACCCAGGGCAGGCGGGCAAGGCTGAAATCCACAGCTATCGCCGCAGGTTCGGCGACCGGTTCGACGTCATGGCCATCAGGCCGTCGGGCGACAAGGTCACGCGGTTCAAGCCGTTCAGCGCCGCCGCCAAGCGTGGCGAGGTGTCGTTCGTTCGCGGTCGCTGGAACGAGGTGCTCCACGACGAGCTCGAGTCCTTCCCCCCGACGACGCGGAAGAAGAAAGCCGACCAGGCCGACTCGAGCGGCGGCGCGTATGCCCAACTGCGCCACACGGCCATCGTGCAGATACGCACCTCGACGAAGCGCCGGTCGATGCAATCGCAGGGCGTCTTCTAGTCCCGCAATAACGGGTAGTTGCGCCCGACGTGTAACGTTATTACGTTACACGTAATGCCGAACACAACGAAGACCATCAAGCACTTCTGCCCTCGCTGCGGGCACTACCTCACGCTTTTCCGCAGCTTCTGCGACACATGCGACGACATCGTGGTGGGCGAAACGCTCGACACGATGCTCGACGCCTTCGCCAAACACGCACGCGTCACTCGCGCCGCGTGTCGCCTGCGCCCCGTTGACCGCGACGACCTCGACGATGATTTCGCCAGCAGCGAGATCGTCAACGTCGGCGACCACAACTGGGCCGCCAGCGTCGGCGTCGCGGGCGACGGGTTTCAGCGCGTCGCTTTCACCCCGAAGGACGCGCTCGAATCGCTCGCCGACGCCATCATCGCCGAACGCGATCGCCCGGTGTGCAAGCGCCGACGATGCGACAACACGACCGGCTCCAACGAGTTGGGCCTCTGTTTCGACCACTACGACGACCTCTAGACCGACGAACACCGACCACCAACATCAGGAGAAACGACCATGGGTTCCACGACATTCACGCAAATCGCCAAAGGCAAAACCGCAACCGACGCCTATCGCGCCGCCGTCGAGCGGGCGCAGTACGAGGAGGGCCACGACGTGTACAACGGCACCATCAGCACCACGTGCGAGTTCAGCATGATCGACGTCGACAAGTTCGCCGAACGCGCCGTCCGCTACTGGAGCAGCCAGCGCACCGACGCCATTATGCCAACGCAGCGCAAGCTCATGCGCGACCTCGAGCGCGACGCCAAACGTCCGACGATGACCTACGAGCAACGCGACGCCGTTGGGGAACGGCTGTTCGTTTGGCTGGGCGCCAACAACGACGACGTCAAGCGCGCGTGCTCCCAGCGCCGAGCGCGCGCAACCAAACAGCTCGCCGATCTGAAATTGAAGGGCAAAAAGCGCACCCTCGCGGTGTGCGACTACCTCGAGCAGATCGGCTACGTCGAGAAGCGTTCGGCGATGTGCGCCCAAATCCGGACGGGCGAATACGCGTTCGTTGTATGTGCCGCGATGTGAGGGACGCCATGAGCAGCAACAACAATTGCCTTTGGTTTCTGGTTCGCGCGCGTGGCAACGGCTGCGTCGACGATGACTTGGGCACGTTCGCCACCGAGGAGGCTGCGCGCGCGGCGATCCCAAGCGACCCCGGAATCTACCAACTGTGGGAAGAACGCTATGACGTCCTCGTGCCAGGGACGTGGGACCGCGACGCCGGCAAGTGCTTTCGGTGCGTCAACTGCGGCGTCGACCCGACTGTGGTGATGGGCCAATGCGATGGCGACTGCGAGGTGCCGGGATGACCGCCCCGACGCCCGCGTGCGATGCGCCTCGCGATGCCTGTGTGAAGACGTGGCGCGCGACACTGTGTGCCACATGCGGGGGCTGGCACCTGTTCAGCGCCATGCTGCGCGCGCGGCGCCTCGAGCTCGGCATCAGCGTCGGCGACATGGCGAAGCGCCTCGAGTGCTCGCGCCAGCAAGTGCATCGCATCGAAACCAGCCAAAACCTGCGCGAGCAGACCATCAAGCGCTACCTGCTCGCCGCCGAGGGCTAGCCGCCCACGCCCACCCTGACGCCCTGCGCCAACGCGTAGGGCGTTTCTTTTGGCCTGTGGTAGTCTCGCGCACATGGCCAAGGTCAGCATCCCCGCCGCAGCCAACAGCAGCCTCGATCCGCGATCGTCGGGCTTGGCTCAGAAGTTGCTCAACACCACCCAGAGCACATGGCACGCGCAAATGGCAGGCGGCGGCGCCATCAACGAGACCAGCGGGTTCACCGACCCCGACGCGGCTGAGTGCGACCGCATCCCTGAGCTCGAGCTGACAGTCGGGGGCACCCCTGGCGAGTACGTCATCACCGGCACGTGGAACGGCGAGGCGCAGACCGAGAACATCACCACGATCGCCAACGACACCGTCAAAGGCACCCTGCCGGTCGACACCATCACCAGCCTGACCGGCCCCGACCCTGTTCAGGCGCTCGACATCCACCTCGGCGACAGCTTCGCCGACCCGCCATCACGTTGGCTCTACACGGGCAACGCGGCGGGCAACATCGAGGTCCAGTTGGCCAACGAGTCATCGGTCAAGCTGGTGTCGGCCCTGCCTGCTGGGCTCGACTGGCGGCGACGTGTGAAACGCGTGGCGCACGACAACGCGACACTGACGAACGCCTATCTCGTTTGGTAGCCCATGGCTGAGCAGAACATCCTCGACCTGCGGGAGGACGTCGACGCGGCCACCTTGCGAAAGGTGCTCATCCCGCATCGGCTGCCGCGCGCCGAGCGCTATCGCACCTACTTCGGCAAGTCGGCCGACCTCAACCGCATCCAGGCGGCGCTGCTGCAGGCCGACGGCGGGCTCATGGTCGAGCTCACCGACCTCGAGTCCGAGATGATGGCGCTCGACCCGCACCTGAGCGCGGTCATGCGCAAGCGCGTCGGGTCGATTCAATGCCTCGACTGGCGCCTCGAGCCAGCCAAAGGCACAGGGGTCGACGCCAAGCTGGCCGAGCAGATCGCCGATGTCGTTCGTCAGCATCTCGAGGCCATCCCACGGTTCAACGCGCACCTCGTCGACCTCGGCTGGGCCACGTTCTACAACCGCGCCGCGCTCGAGATTCACTGGGCCGTCCAAGGCGGCGCGGTGCGATGGCGCCCCACCGAATTGTCGTGGATTCACCCACGTCGCCTGGCGTTCGGCCCCGAGCGCGAGCTGCGCCTCATCAACACCTTCCGCCGCCTGAGCGACTTCGTCGAGCAAGGGTTCGCGCTGCGCGACTACCCCGGGAAGTTCCTGTCGTGGCAGCCGCGCCTGTTCAACGAGTACCCCGAGCGCGAGGGGCTGGGGCCGCGCGTGTTGTATTGGGCCTACTTCAAGCGCTTCTCGTGGCGGATGCGAATGGCGCTGACTGAGCTCTTTGGCATCCCGTGGCGCATCATCGAGACCGACAAGGACGCGCCGGTCAACACCGACGCCATCGACGCGGCGTTCGAGGCGGCCGAGAAGCTGGGCGAGACGACGGCCGCCGCGTTCGGCCCAGGCATGAAGCTGAACATCCCGCAGACGGGCGACCAAAAGGGCGAGCTGTTCGGGATGACCACGGAGGAGGTCAACGGCGAGGTCAGCAAGCTGGTGCTCGGGCAGCCTGGGACGACCGACGCCGTGGCGAACCGCGCCGAGACGATCGTCCAGAAGGGCGAGCAGGACATCATCCTCGCCAGTGACGCCGAGGGCATTTCGTCGAGCGTCCAACGCGATGTCGTCAACGTCGACGTGGCGCTGAACTACGGCGACGCCGCGATCGCCCACTCGCCGAAGTTCGTCATCGACACCACGCCGCCGCGCGACGCCACGAAGGAGCTCGAGCGCATCACTCAGGTCGTGTCGCTCGGGGTGCCGGTGCCCGTCGCCGAGGTGCGCGAAGCTGGCGGCACGCGCGAACCTGCCGAGGAGGAGGAGTTCGTCATCGGCTCGCAGAACGAGGCAGGCACCACAGTGTTCGACATCGTCGACCCGAACGCGCCCGCGCCTGAGCCGGTCGCACCTGTCGCCCCTGGCACAGTGCCATCGCTCGACGACACGCTCGCCGCTGCTGGTGGGCTCGAGGCTGAGGGACCGGAGGGGCAGGTCGAACGCGCCGAGGCCGAGCAGTTGGCGCGCTCGTTTGGGCTGCCGTTCGACTCAGCGGTGCGAGCGTTGCGGGCGTGTGACGCAGGGCAAGCGCGCGAGCTGTTCGCCATTCCAGGGCTCGGCACCGACGACATCAAGTGGCTCGTCGAGCGGCGGCTGCGCGTTGCGCACGTCGTACCGATCGCCCTCGACGGGCACACCCGCGTCCACGACAACCACGGCCACGAGCTGCACATCCCCGACAGCGACATCGTCAGCGGGTCGACGCAGGCGTACCAAATGCGGGGCGGCGGCGACCACGACCACACGCTGACGCTCACCCGCGCGCATCAGATGTTGCTGCTCGCTGGCGAGGAGATCGAGGTCGAGTCGAGCGAGGGCGGGCTTGTCACGCCGCACACCCATGTCGTCACCGTGTCGCGCACTGGGACGCAGGTGGACATCGACTACGCAGACCTCGAGCGCGATGGTGGGACAGAGGTCCCGCCGCCCCGTCCCTTTCGCTGGTAACACGCCTGGCGCGCCTCACCTGTTGGCGCGACAGCCGCACGGCAACGCCGAAGACCTCGTTGCGCGTGGCGCTGAGGCTGGTGGCGCGACGATGGCCAAGTGGTTCGGGCTGCTGTCGCGGGCGATCACCTCAGTCGACGAAGCTGGGCTGCGCGCCCTCGACGCCGCAGCCGACGCGCTCGAGCTGAGCGACTTCGCCGACCCGGTCGCCGAGGCTGCCATGCAAGCGCAAATGCTCGGCGCCCTCGATGCCGACTTCGAGGCAGACGAGGACACCGCCGTGGCGCCTGCGACGTTCAAGCGGACGGTCAGTTTCGCCCAGAAGCCGTTTCAGCAAGCCATCGACGACTTCGGGGCGCGCGGCGTCGTCACTCGAGACGTCTTCGACAAGATGGACGGCGAAGCGCGATCGCGGGCGTTCACTGTGGCGGGGATGGCGCACGCCGATTCCGTGTCGGTGGTGCGCGACGAGCTGCGCGCGAGCATCACCAACGGGCTCGACCTGCGCACGTTCAAGGCTCAACTGCGCGAACGCGCCGAGCTCACCGGCTGGCTCAAGCCTGGCCCCCGCGCTGAGGTGCCGACACGCACCGGGCGGCCGTGGCACATCGAGACCATTTACCGCAACGGCGTGCTCGGCTCGTATTCGCGCGGGCGCCAGAAGCAGATGCTGCAGCCGCACATCATGAAGGCCCGCCCGTTCTGGCAGATCCGCGCCGTCAAGGACACGCGCACCCGCCCGACCCACGCGGCGGCGCACATGAAGATTCTGCCTGTCACCGACCCGTTCTGGCAGTCGACGGGCGCCCCGCCGTGGGGTCACAACTGCCGGTGCCGCATCATCAGCAAGTCGAAGGGGCCAGCGTCCAAAGCCCCAACCGGGCTGCCCGACTCAGGCTGGCCGCCGACCCCGGTGACGATACCGTCAGCGCAAGCAGCCGTGGCCGACGCGCCAGAACCGCCGCCCCCGTCCGCTGTCACGCCGCTGCAGCCCGA